TCCCCGCCGACGACGGCTTCGACGTCCACGTCTGGCTCGACGACATGCGGGTCTCGACCTGGGTCCGGGGCTCGGAGGTCAGGGCGAGGCGTCACGGGCTCGCGCGGGCGTATCAGGCGGCGGAGAGGTTGTTGGGAGGGAGGGAGTGATGGGTGCATCTCTGAACCAAGTGCTTCTCGCCAAGGCGGTGGCTCCCGCCATCCGTTCGGCGTTTGAGCGCGAGCGTGAGTTCAAGGAGATCGTTGCTGCGGCAAAGTCAGGCGACCTGCCTGACGACCTCGCAAGCGAGGCGCTCGCTTTGGACGAGCGGCTGAAAAGGCGCCGCGTCCATGTCGTGGACAAGAATAACAAGATCGTCCGTGACCTGACGCTCGCCGAGGTGCAGATCGAGATCGCGAAGCGGCACGAGATCGAGTTTGGCGTCGTCGACGGCGCCGTTCAGCAGACGGTGTGCGCGGGATGGGGAGGGAAGTGCACGAAGAAGCCGCCGAAGTCGGCTTTTCATCCTAACAAAATCAAGCGCCGACAGGGCGAGCCGTGGCGGTGCGTGGCGTGTGCGATGCGCAAACGGAACGCATCTATGACCCCCGAGCAACGAAGTGAGGTGGCGCGTAAAGGAAAGTCGTCCATGACCCCCGAGCAGCGAAGCGAGGCGGCGCGTAAAGGAAAGTCGTCCATGACCCCCGAGCAGCGAAGCGAGGTGGCGCGCAAAGCCAACGCATCTATGACCCCCGAGCAGCGAAGCGAGGCGGCGCGCAGAAGCAAGGCGTCCATGACCCCCGAGCAGCGAAGCGAGGCGGCGCGCAGAAGCAAGGCGTCCATGACCCCCGAGCAGCGAAGCGAGGCGTCGCGCAAAGGCAGGGCAGCCCGTCGCGCAAAGGCAGCCACGGATCCGACGCGGGCTTGATGTAAAAACTCCGCGCTGGTCGCGGGGTGGATGGGGGTTTAATATGTCTCAGTGGGAGTCGCTGGTAATCCGCGCCCTCTCGGTGCGCCCGATGACCACGCGGGAAATCTGCCAGCACTACGGCGTGGCTCCGCGGAGGAACTTCCGAGTCGTCGAGGCGACGTGTCGCGAGCTTCGGATTCGCGGCGAACTGGAGCGCCATCAATCGGCGCAGACCGGGGTGCATCGCTGGGAACGGATCGCCACCTACATTGGCGCCCCTACGTGCGCCGCGTAGGTCGAACCGATTCGTCTTGATGCGCTAACTACTCCCTAGCGACCGGCGTCAGGTACGCAGGCCAGCGGGAGGAAGATGAATCAGAGAGCTACTCAAGAACTGGCGTGGTACTTCCTCGCCGGAGACTACGAGGCAACGTCAGAGGTGACGGACGCCGGTCGACCCTTTCGCGAGGGCGAAGACTCCAAGTACAGCAAGGGCTGGCTCCAGGCGACCACCAAGCATCGAGCAATTCGAAACGCGCTGATTCGTGTGAGCGAATCGAACTATCGCGTTCTCGCTGCGTTCTTCGATCCGTGCGTCCTTCGATTTGCGCGGCATCGGTTTGCGGCGCTTGAGGGCTTTGATCTCGCATCGGTGGCTGTGCGAACAGCGGTGTTCCGAGATGCGTTCGCGTCTGCGAGCAAGGACGGCGACTATGTAGGGCGCGCGACCGTTCTCGATCGATGGGTCGAGAGCTACTACAAGATCGACGCAAACGGCGAAGAGGTGCCGGCGAACCAAGAAGAGTTGAGCGCGTGGCTCAGTGTCGACGGGTGGGAGGCGTTTGCCCTGTCACTGAGTCAAAAGAACAAGATCTTTCGCGACTCATCTGCGGAGGCAAAGCGTCTCGTAGTCGAGGCGGTCAAGGACTACGCGCGCGTTCGTGGCTTCACCGGAGGCCCCGATGGTGGGTCGTTGCTCGCGACGGAGGCAGCATGACGCGCGAGAAAACGATCGAGCGGTTTGCGTGTTTCTTGGCTGGCTTCTGGGGGCAGGCGGCGGGCACCGGTGATGACTTGCGCGATGCTCTTTACGGTTCCAACTCGGCGAACCGATCGGTCGCCGTGTTCGAGGCTCTCGGCCGGGGAAACGACGGCGCTCCGGTGGACTGGGCACCTGTCGGACTGGCAGAGCGAATCATGGATGAACTCGGTCTTTGGGACGAGCAAACCGTCAGAGCCTCCGTCCGTCGAGGTATCGCGATGCAGGCTCTTGGTCTGCGTCGAGTGCCCACCGAAGACCAGATCGAGGCCATCGATACCGTTCGCGAATGGAATAGCGAATGGTCCAGTGGGTTCGACCTTCGCCACGATGGTGCCCCTCATGTCGTGGCCAAACCGAAGAAGGCCGGAAAGTGACCGGCGCCGAATTCGATCGAGCCTGCCACTACTGCCACAAGGTATGGTCGACCGAGAAGCGGGGCGCACTCTGGGACTACGAAGAGTTCCAGTCGCGCGTACTGCTTTCGATGGTCGAGAAGCCGACCAAGACCATCGCCCTCCACTGCCTCCACACGCTCCGCGATATGCAGCGCGAGGAGAAAAGAGAAGCGGAGGTTAAGGCGCTGCTCTCGTTCGAGGCACAGAGACACGCGGTGGGCGATGTGTTGCCGGCAACGTTCGTTGTACCTCACGAGACCCGAGGAGGAGTGAGAGCGAATAGCGGCGGTCGTCGTCCCGGAGCTGGCCGCAAGCCCCGGGCCGCCTAATCAGCAAACCAGGGTATACATGGTGAGGGGCAGAGTCTTCTGTCCATCATCCCGCCGGGCGAATAGCTCGGACGTGCAGGCGAAACGCCAGGGCTCGCGCCAAGCCCATCCCAAGCCGCTCGGTACCGTTGCGGCGGTCGCACCCCGTGCCGCGGCGGGTACATTCCGCGGCCTAATTCCCCTGCCCGACACCAACCGCCCCGACCCGTTCGGCGAGAGCCGCGAAGAGTGGCTGCAAGAGCGTGAACGATGGGTCGAAGAGCAAGAGCGGAAGCGGTCTGGCGAAGGGTCGTCGAGCGACTCCGACGACTGCGAACCGTGAACGCTGGTTCACTGTCCACGCCCGCGCGCACGACCACAGCCTAGGAAGTCATCATGGCGCGCCATCAGCGCCCCGCCCCAACGTCGGCCATCGCAGACGACCTGCCCGGCCCCGAGACGATCGACGCATCCGACAAGGACGCGCGCATCGAGTACCTCGCGGACCTCATGGTGCGAGGTCTGTACGTCACGCGCCGCACGTCCCGCGAACTGTCCGAGGTGTGGGGCATCAGCTACCGCACAATCGAGAACGACGCGTCGGACGCTTCCCGCCTGATTCGCATCGGTCCCGAGAAGCGCGACGAGTGGCGCGCACAGCAGCAAGCCTACTGCGCCGCACTCCGCGAGGAGGCGCGCAAGACGATGAGCACGATCACCGGGATGCCGGACTTCGGCGCGGTGGCTCGGTTCGTCGAGTTGGAAGCGAAGTTTGCGGGCGTCGACCTCGGAGAGACCGAGGCTACGCAGCGCGAACCGCTCGAAATCCGAATCGTCGATGCAGAAGACCATAGCGCTGGCGAGGCCGCAGAGAGCGGCGATCGGAGCGCTGATCCCGAATAGCACCGTCTGTATCCCCTGGGGACGCGGCGGCGGTAAGAGCTTCTTTCAGCGTCTCTTCTGGTACCTGCTCGTAGCGCAGTGGGACGGACGATTGCGGCCTGGCGCGGTGCGCCCCGGCGTCCGCATCGTGCTGCTGATGCCGACGCTCGAGCAGGCCAAGAAGGTTCACGCGACGCTGATGCTCGCGGAGCTCGAGAGCGACTGGGCCTGCCTCGGCGGCAAGGTCGACCGCACACAGTGGCGCGTCACCTTCCCAGGCGGCTCGTGGATCCAGTGGGTCACAGCTGAGCGCGCCAAGAACATCCGCGGCCTTCGCTGCGATGTGGTCTGCGTCGACGAAGCGGACGACATCGACCCGGAGATTCTCGACGCCATCGTCGTGCCGTGGTTCTCCGAGCCTCACTCGCTCCGCATCGTGCTGGTCGGCGGGACTCCGACGCGAGGCCGCTACGGCCTGCTGTATCGGACACACGCGCGAGGGCGCGACAACGCCTTCCCCGACCATCACACATTTCACGCCTCCTGCTACGACTTCCCGGCCTACGTCGACCCCAAGGCCATCGAAAAGGCCCGCCGCGAAACGCCCGAGGCGCTGTTCAAGCGTGAGTGGCTCTGTGACTTCGACGCGGCGGAAGGCCTCGTTTACTCGCTGTTCGACGAAGCGTTCCACGTGCGCGAGCCGCACCGTGACGCGGCGTGGAACGAATATCTGATCGGCGTCGACCACGGGTACGAAGACCCCGGCGTCATGCTGGTTGCAGGCGTTGCTGGCGGCGGTCGAGACGCGACGGTGCACCTGCTCTCCGAGGTGTACGAGCAGCACAAGACCGAATCGTGGTGGCTCGACCAAGCCGCCGTCCTGCATCGCGCCCACCCCGGCGCGCGCTGGTACGCAGACCCGTCCCGGCCTGACCGCATCGAGGCGATGCGCCGTCTCGGGCTCCGCATCGAATCGGCGCAGAACGCCATCGAAGGCGGCGTCGGTTCGGTCGCTGACAAGCTGGTCAAGCGGCCATCCGGCCCGACCGGCGAACCGTGGTCGAGGCTGTACGTCTCGCCCGGCTGCATCAACACGATCCGCGAGTTCGGCCTCTATCGCCGCAAGCGCGACCCTCGCAACCGCGAACGAATCCTCGACGACATCGAGGACAAGAACAACCACGCGATGGACGCCTTGCGCTACCTGATCTTCTCCCGCTTCGGAGCTGCCGCATCGAGCGTGTCTAGCTTCGACGGCGGCGCCGACTTCGGCTGGGGCTGACCATTGGCCCGCTCCGAAACCGCGCAGGAAGTCGCCCGGCGCATGATGTCGCCGCGCTTCGTGGAACTCGACCAGCTCGAGCGCTACGTGGTCGGCACGCAGTACGATGGGCGCGTCCCGTTCCTCGCGCAAGTTGACGTTCCGCTGCTCGAGAGGGCGCCGAATGTCGTCTACCCCATCACCGCCAACGCGGCGCGCTCGCATGTCGACTTCGTGCTTGGTGAGGGTCGCTGGCCCGGCATCTCGCTCGAGACCGACGAAGACGAGCAGGGCGCTGCAATCGACGACGCTGCGGCCGACCCGGTCGAGGCGCTGATCGGCGAGCTGACCGAGCACGCGAAACTCAAGCCGGTCTCGCGCGACGCCCTCGCGATGGCGCTCACCCAGCGTACCGCGGTGGCGCTTTGCAGCGTCCGCAACGGCCAGCCGCGGGTCGAGTTGCTCAAGCCTGGGTGGTGCACCGCCACCTATGACGAGAGCGGCGACGTCGCGTCGCTCGAGGTCTCGTACCCCTACGTCGAGACGTACTACGACGCGCAGGAGCGCCGCTGGAAAGAGCGGTGCATGCTGTATCGGCGCGTCATTGACGCGCAGGCCGACACCACGTTTCTGCCGCAGCCCGCGCCGACGCCGGGCAACGACCAGCCACTCACGTGGACGCCCGATCCGAAGGCAACGAGTGCGCACAATCTAGGCTTCTGTCCAGTCGTCTGGTACGCGTGCTGTAAGCCGTGCGGCGTCGTCAACGACGTTGACGGGCGCGCGATCCACGAGTCGCTGCTCGACGAGATCGACGCGCTGAATCTCGCGCTGTCGCAGCGCAATCGCGCCGCGCTCTATTGCGGTGACCCGCAGATGTGGGCAACGGGCGTCGACACCGACGGTTCGTTTGCGGCGCAAGGTCGCACCGCGCAGGTCAGCACCACCGAGGGCTCGTTCGCGATTGGTCCCACCGACCAAACGGGGCGCGTCACTCGCAGCCGCGGCGCACGGAAGAAGGGCGCCGGGGCGGTCTGGACGAGTGAACGCTCTGAGGCGAAGTTCGGCATGCTCACGCTGCCGGGCGACGGGCTCAAGGCGCTCGACGACCATATCGCAGATCTGAAGTCGAAGATCAGCGAGACGATGTCGCACGTCGACATCGACCTCGAAAACGCCAAGCTCGCCGAGAACGTCTCGGGCAAGGCGCTCGCGGTGCTGTTTCGCCGCCAGACCAGCTTCGACGACCGGCTGCGCGAAGACTTCGGCGACGGCTTCCTGCTCCCTGTCGTGAGCATGCTGCTCCGCATCTGCTTCAAGGTGCGTGACGGCATCTACGTGGACGGCGTGAAGGATGCGCTGCCGACGCTTGCGACGTTCGAGCGTGCAGTGGCTGGTGCGGACGCTCCGC